ATTGCTTTAGCCACGACTCGCTGCACCTTCTGTGTGTACGCCACCAGCTTTGGGTTTCTAGCTCTGTAATCGTTAGCCCAGCTAAACTGTTTGCTTTGATAAACCACGCGGCAGATTGAATCTGGCCAGCGCTTGCTAGCGACTCGGTTTAAGACCACTGATGCTACTGCTCTGATGCCAGCCAGACTTTCGCCACGTGCCTCGTAGTGCAGATTGTCAGCCAAGCACTTGGCTTGTTTAGAGTAAGGCACAGCCAATGCCGATGCTGGAAGCATTAGCAAGGCTAGAAGTAGCTTAAGCACTGTCTCTTGCGCGAATAGCAGCGGCGCACCAGTTGGCGGCAACCATCTCAGGAGAATCGTCTGCGTGTCTGTAACGAGCCACGATTTCGTCACACACCTTTGCACACGCCTCTCGTTCAGCCTCCACTGCCTCATTTATTCGCCTGAGCCACAAATGATTGTGCTTGGCATAAGCATGTTCCTCGACAAGGGCGGCAAAGTGTTCAATGTCACCATGCAAGGTCAGTCCGTTGTCTTGAATCAATTTAGTTATTTCATCACTTGTCACGTCTTTCTCCTCGTTGTCCAAAAACTCATCTTGCTCATCCGTAGACATCTGAGCAAATGTCTGAAAGTGATTCTCACCGCAGCATTGGAATCGTACCTTCTCGTCCCCGCAGTAACAGCAGTACTGTGTACCGTCTGCTAATAGTTCTTCTCGTGTCATTAACATTCTCCATAGCTAGGCGCGCTAGCCGCTTCACAGGTGACGGGCAATCCCTTTGCCCACGCAGGTGCAACAGACATACACTTAATGATGTACTCCATCGCCTCGTCCCTCTCTTCCTGTGGTACTACACACACCGCCGCGTCATGCACGGTCAGTACCACGGGGTATCGCTTATTAATCTCAAGCATCTGCTCTCCTACAACAATGCGCGCTAAGGCTTGAACCACGTTCTCAACTAGTGAGCCACCCCATAGAGACACAGGCCCTTTACGTGACTTATATGTGTACTTAGTCTTGGACTCCTCAGTATCTTTAGCCAACTCTGGGTATCGGATATACAAACCATTCGGCAAGCGTATGCCTGTCGAGTTCACAATCAAGCAATTGTGTTTACCATAGGAGTAAGGCTTCTTCGGTTGTTGGGTAACAAAACTATCAGGCCAGTTAGATAAGTTATCAATGACCTTATCCCCCTCACGCCATAACGCTATGATCTTGTCGTTGGCCTCTCTATATGTATCTACATACTTCTTAGCCATGTCATCATCTACCTCTACCCCCGGCGGTGTAGTCTTGAGTGTGTGCTGTAGCTTCTTTGAGCCAGTCCCGTAGCCAAGGCCCAAGATACAAGTCTTACCAACAAATCTTTCAATTGGGTTAGCCTTGCTGATAGGTTTTCCATATATCTTTGTGGCAAACAACGAATAAACGTCTTCACCGTTGGCGAACTGTTCGGTCACATCATCTTGTCCCGCTAGCCATGCCAACACTCGTGCCTCAATTTGAGAGGAGTCGCAGTTAATGACAATGTGGTCATCAGGGGCGATGACTGCGTTCTTGAGCGCCTTCTTTTTCTTATCACGGCTAGGCAGGTTCTGGAAGTTAACCTTGTCTGACCCCGCCCAACGTCCTGTGTGAGCACCGTAATACTTCAGGGGAATAGGTAGGCGGCCCTTGTTGCGCTTGCCAACGCTAATGAATCTCTCAATCCTTGATTCCTCAATCGTGGACTTAGTACCTAGCCGCACAGCGCAAAGCTGTTGGATGAATGGGTCTTCATGCTCAGTTAACGCTATGAACCCCTCGTCGTTCTTAGCTAGCGCGTAGGTCTGCTTGCCCGTCGTTGGGCTCTCCTTCATAGGGGGTTTAATACCATGTTCTAGTAGCAACTCAGCAAACTTATTGTTACTAGCTAGCTTCTTGCGTACTGCCTCAGCATCCTCGCACTTGAGTCTATCCATGAGACTCTCAAGTAATGCCAGCTTTTCTTCTTGTAGCTCAATGGCTCTGTCTTGTAAGAGAGCATCATCAACCATTAGTACAGGGTGTGTGAACATGCGTACAGTCATGTCTATCAAACTCAACTCATTCTCAGGAAAGTTTTCTGACAGGATGTTGAACAGCTTGTGGGTCAACTCTACGTCGTTATTGCAATACTCCCCGTATCGCGCTAACTCTTCTTTAGTGAAGTCCAAGCGCTTCTTGCCTTCAGCGGCTAGCACCTCTTCACCCTTTACCCCAATCTCGTAGCGGAGCGCCAACGCCTTGAGTGAACCCCCTGCCTCTACGCCGTGGATCGCACGAGCCATGCACAACGTGTCTAGCATGAATTGTGGGGTGATGTTGAAGTGCCAGCTAAGAATACATCCATCGAACAAAGTGTTATGGCACAGCAGCGAACTAGTGTCCCACGGCAGGGTGGATAAGTATTTACCAATCTCTTCACGTGTGCCTGTCACCCACACGGACTCGCCGTCGTCTACCTTGGTGCTGACACCAATAACCTCAAACCTTCTGTCTCGGACATACTCTTCTGTGGTCTGTGTCTTGAAACCCAACCCCTTCGTGTAGTAGGTTTCAAAGTCAAGTGTGATAAGGCTCATTTTGATTTGTACCTTGTATTACGGATAGCCCAACAGCTAGCACATAACCACTTGATAGCACTAACTTCAATCCCACCTTCGGGTGGACACATCTCCTCGCACTTACCACACTCCTTGAATGGGCGACCAGTCAACGTGATGGTTTTTATGTCAATACTTTTTATCATTTAAAACTCTATCTAACTAAATAAGGGAACTGGTTTCAAGGGGCTTGCGCCCCTTGGGTTTAAACTAATCGTGGGTTATGAACTTTAAAATACTCACGGTCCTCCTTAACAATTTCGATTTCTCGGTCAAGATACCATTTAGCCTTCTCAAGATCCATTATTGAATAATCAAAACGGTCTTTGATCCCCAATAGTTGCTCTGTCTTCTTACCAGCACGGCTGATGTACTTAATTACATTACCCAAACGATAGTTCAAGTTCTTTGCTTCTATGTAGTCAATTGTCTCTATACCTCCATGCCTATAATGCGGTGGCGCATTGACCATATCAGGCGCTAGTTTCTCTGTAATTGATTTATCTGTTGTCATCATTGCTACTGGTTCTAGCGTAGAGGCAGTCTTACGTGGGCGTCCACGCTTGGGTGGAGTACTAATTACTCCCTGATTGTCAACTTCCTTACGCACTAGGTACAGCGAACCATACGCCTGACTAGGTTTACAGTTCAGCTTACTGATAATCTGTTCAGATGTCAAGTTAGGGTTAGTACTATACATGGTACGTACTTGTGGCATTATTGATTTATTTTTCTTCATGGGATTTATCCTTTTTGGTTAAACGTTTCTTAATTAATACAATGCCAGCGGGTGCTAGCCGTGCTTCTTGCATGGCGTCTGCTAATTCATAAGCCATGTGTGGTGCTAGGTTCACATCTACTCCTTTCACTAATAACCCAGCTAAGGCAAACCCAGCGTGTAGTTCACGTAGGTTCTCCAGATCTTGTTCATTCATAATAAGTACTCAAGTTCATGTAAGTTAGTTTCATTGATGACAAAGGCTATGCCACCTGATTCACGGATTTCACCCATGTTTTTATCTTGCAATGCCGTAGTCTTGCCCTTGCCAGCTTTTGCCTCAATGCCTACGAACTTACCTTTTACGCAACAAAGAAAGTCAGGGACACCACTCACGCCATACCCACCAGTAGCAGGCATTGCATAATAGATCGCGTTTGCTTTAAGAAACTTCTTGATCTTGTCCTTGACCTTCGCTTCAGGCGTCATGATAGTAAACCCTCCAGTTTAAATCGCAAACCTTTTATGTTTTTGCATACATCCTCCATCTCAGGGCTTACCCATTCAGTTATTGAGTCAAGGTCATACTCCATCAACTGACATAAGTAGTTGACCTCCCACCCAGTTAACTTTGTATTAAGTACATTAGGTGCTTCTTTGTTTTGTTCGCGTAAACGTTGGGCTTGTTCAATCAACTCAAATGCCTCATCTTCTTCAGTCTTGATGCGTTTCATCTCACTCATGATTCTCTCCTTTTAAACTTTCAAGTGTGTCTCGGTCTAAGACCAAGCAGTAGTACGTTTGCGATACCCTCCAACCTACTTCATCTAACTCTTCTGATTGGTTATTAATATAAATAGCCATCTTCTGTAATCTGTTCTCTGGCTCGAACAGCGCGGTGTCATTCCCCCTTGCGCGAATCATAGCCATCTTGGTCTTTAACTTATATGGCAGTGTGTCAGCGTCATATATCCTGTTATACCCATCAGCTATGTAGACAATATAGGTGTCATTCACCTTGCGAACTGGAACTCGGATCAAGCCCCAATTCTTAGGGTGAACGACAGGACTCAAATGACCTATCAGGTGTTGCATGGAATGACCATCCACAGATTTTCGTAAAGTGATGGCGACGAAACATAGTAAAACGCCACGTCAAGGTCGGCGTTATACTTATCTGTGATAGGAAAACCATGTAGGGTACTTCCTGAATTATTCTCATATGCCACTTTTATCATGGTGCTTACCGCCATTAGACTGCCGTCTTCTGTTTCTGCAATACTCTTGTACCGTTTGAAGTCTTGTGTTATTACTACCTGCCCTACGTCATCGTATGACGCGTTAGGGTAAGCCGCTTTACCTACGAGAAACTCTCCAGTTCTATCTACTCCTACCATGTAGAACGGAGTCTTAAAAGCACGGGAGATCTCTTCTTTTTTGCGTTCCCAGATTCTATCTGCTGCTTCGTATTTGTCAAGTATATTTTGACATCTATTTCTGTCTAACGCAAGGGTATGTTTATTAGGACTTTCCCCTAGATGGTAAGAAAGTAGCGCATGAATCTCATCGCCTGATAGTTCAGAGGTAGACTTTGTTGTGTCACCCAACGCGCGGCTCATAAGCCTAGCGGCTTCCTTTGCTCTTTTTGCTAACACCATACTATGGTCATCTGAGGTTTTGATTGCGTGGTATCGTTTGATTGCTGCCATTAGCCCACTAATCTTAGTACTCTGTATGGTGTTTCTTTCGTCTGATCCACGCCCACGATTTTTAGCAAAGTGCGGGGTATAGAACATATAGGTATTTACATCTGCATCTTTTTTCGAGTCATACACTTTATCCATGTAGACCTCACCAATCACTACACCGTTCGTGTGTGCCAGCACCCATGAGTCACTATTTTGACCCGTCTTTGCCCCACGGATTGCGCTTTTCTTCAGCACCTTCAGTCCATACTTAAATTCCATCTCACGTACCAGTGGGAACGTAACTGAGTCTTTCAACACTTGATACAGTTCTGGGTCACGGTATCCGTCTAGCATAAATCTTTCCATAGTCATGTCGATCTCCTTAAATTTCACGTTGTTTAATCTTGACTTCGTAGCCAAGCTTCTTGATGTGACCAATAGCCACGGGCGTTAGCGTAGTAGTGTGTGTTAGCCTTGTAAATATCCTAGACACATCGCAGGCAGGGTAGTATTTCTCTTGCCCATACACATCCCTAACCTCTATGAGTATTTCTTTTGTTAATAACATTGCTCTACTTCCTTTCCATCTACGCGCAAGGTAATGCCCCATGTACTCGCAGGGTACGTCTCACCCGCCTTGAACTCTCGCTCGGTAAAGATTGGGTTGCGCCTGTATAACTCTTTCAGAATTGATTTCTTAGCTGACACATACAAAGCATGGGGCTCATATTTACTATTACCCGGATTTGTAGCCTGCTCGGCTAACGTTGATAGGCAGTAGTTTGTGTTCAACCCCAAGATCATGTATGTCATAGCATCAAACGGTGACTCCTCTATCAACCCAAATCCTTTGGTGAATAACTCGTCTGTCTTACCCCAGTGGGATATATAGTTATCAATG